CGAGTGACGTGCATTTTAGTGTGTTCGCGGCGGTCGGTACATACACGGCAACCACGCGGGCAGACGGCACAACCAGTTACGCGGTCGAGACTGTCATGGAGTCGAGTGCTTTGGAATATGGCGGGAGCATCCCCGCTGCTCCGAGTAGCGTGACGTTATCCCAGACCGCGACAGCGGGAACTATCCGCGTTGTGTTTGATTGGGCGTGGAATGAGGCAACGTCCGCAGAGCTGTCATGGGCAGACCACGAGGACGCGTGGGAGAGCACGGACAAACCAGACACCTACATGATTGCTAACACCCATGCAAGCGCATGGAATATTAGCGGATTGGAGACTGGTAAGGTCTGGTATGTGCGTGTACGCCTTGCAAGCGGTGACGGTGACAGCCAGACATTCGGCGCATATTCCGAAACAGTCAGCATTGACCTTTCGAGTGCGCCCTCAATCCCGATATTAACGCTCTCAAGCGCTGTAATCACTGAGGGTGGTAGTTTCGTTGCGTCGTGGGCATTTACGTCCACAGACGGTACGGGGCAGGCATCCGCAGAGGTGGCGGAGGTTGTCAGCAATGCTTATTCCGTACTTGCCGAGGTTGGCGGCGCTCAAAACGTCACCCTTGACGGCATGGACTGGCAAAGCGGCGAGTCGCATTTGCTGGCTGTGCGCGTCACTTCGGAAAGCGGCAAACAATCCGCCTGGTCGGACGCTGTCGCGGTGACAGTTGCGGAACCGCTTGAGATTGCAATTACATCCACTTCACTGACTGAACAGACGATAACAGTTGACGGCGAGCCGCGCACAATCATGGCACTCACCGCAACGCCGTTATCTGTCACTGTCACGGGAGCGGATGAGGGCGGCACAACGCGCGTTGTTATTGAACGTGCGGAGGACTACCACATAGACCGCCCCGACGAAACGACGTTTAACGGATTCGCGGGCGAAACAATCGCCATTTACTCCCAGACGGGCGAGAGTGCAATAACAATCTCCAATGATGATTTGATTGGACACCTTGATGATGGCGCAAGTTATAGGCTCATCGCGACCATACAAGACGGACTTGGACAGAGCGCGGAAATAGCACAGGATTTTGAGGTGCATTGGACACATCAGGCACTCACTCCCAGCGCATCCGTAAGCATGGACAATGTAAACATGGTTGCACAGCTTACACCCACAGCGCCCACGGGAGCGGCGAACACGGACGTTTGCGACATTTACAGATTGAGTGCAGACCGTCCAGAACTCATCTACCCCGATGCGGTATTTGGAACGACCTATGTTGACCCGTATCCGACACTTGGCGAAATGGGCGGCTATCGTTTTGTACTCCGTACCGCAAACGGCGATTATGTCACGGCGGCGGATACACTTGCATGGACGGACGTTAGCGCGTCACTCGATGCGGGTGCGAATATCATTGATTTCGGAACGGGCAGAGTGCTCTTAGAATACAACACCGACTTATCGCACAGTTGGACAAAGGATTTCAAAGAAACGAAGTACCTCGGCGGCTCCATTCAGGGCGACTGGAACCCCGCAGTAAGTCGCACGGGAACAATAAACACTGTTGTCACTGCAGACAACACGGAAACAATCGAGATTATGCGGAGGCTTGCCACCCATGCGGGAATTTGCCACGTTCGCACAAAGGACGGGAGCAGCTATGCCGCTGACGTTCAAGTAAGCGAGTCTTACGCACAGGACAACGCGCACCGCATTGTTTCATTTAATCTGTCAATCACCCGCATTGATCCCGACGGTTATGACGGCATGACGCTTGCGGAATGGGAGGCGGCTAATGGATTGGAGTAAAGGATTCAGCGCCGCCTATGTTATGCAGACCGTAGACCCCGCAACGTGGCGCGATACGGGCGTAATACAGATTACTGGCGGCACAATCAAACGCGAGCTGACAGGGAAACGCGAGTCCGCAGACGTTGACTGCAAGGGCATCGAGATAGGCGTGGAGAGGTGGGTGCGAATCTACCTCGAAACGCAACAGGACGGAGCGAGCGCGAGAACGGCACTTTTCACGGGCCTTGCAACCTCACCCGCTGATGAATATGAGGGTAACGCACGGAGTAACACGCTTAGTTGCTATTCCGTGCTTAAACCTTGCGAGGACGTAGCGCTCCCGCTTGGGTGGTACGCTCCGCAGAACTCCAATGGCGCTGAAGTGATCAGGCAGTTGTTGTTAGTCACTCCCGCGCCTGTTTTTGTGGAGTCAGATGCGCCGAGGCTAAGTGACCATATCATTGCGGAATCCAATGAGAATCACCTCACCATGATTGACAAGATTCTCACGGCGATAGATTGGCGAATACAGATAGATGGCGATGGCACGATTCACGTCGAGCCGAAGCCGCTTGAAGCTGTCGCAAGCTTTGACCCGTTAGAAAATGACATGATTGAAACCAAAGTCAAGGTTTCTGCGGATTTGTACTCATGCCCGAACGTCTACCGCGCCACTTCCGGAGACGTGACCGGTATTGCACGCGACGAAGACCCAGACAGCCCACTCTCCATACAGAACCGTGGGCGTGAGGTGTGGAAATCCGAAAGCGGTGTAAATCTGGCAAGCACGGAAAGCATAGCCCAATACGCGCGGCGGATGTTGAAACAGGCGCAACAGGTCAAAAGGGCGGCAAGCTACACGCGGCGTTACATGCCTAACGTGCGCCCGTCCGACCTTATCCGTATGGGGTACCCCGCACAGGGATTGACAGGTGTGTACGTGGTACAGAGCCAGACGGTAGCACTTGAATATGGCGCGGCAACCGATGAGCAGATATTGGAGGTGTAACTTGAGCAACGCGGATTTAATCAGAGATTTACAAACAGCGATGCAAGCGCGAAGCAGACCCGCCCCCTATGATGCCGCGGCGGTTGTCACGCGGGTGGACGGCTCCACGGTTTGGGTAAAACTGGCGGGCAGTGATATAGAAACACCCATCAAGCGGACGATAGACGCTAAAGCGGGCGATTCGGTGCAAGTGCGTGTTAGTGGCGGCGCAGCGTGGATAAATGGCAATCAGACCGCTCCGCCAACGGATGACACGTTAGCCAAAGAAGCCAAGCAGAAAGCAGAGGAAAACACGCGGACGCTTGAAACAACGACGCAAGTGCTTGAGGGCGTGCAAAAGATCGCGGGCAATACCAACCAATATTTCTGGCACGTTCAGAGCGGCGGAGACACGGGCGCACATATCACGGAAAAGCCGCAAGAGGAATTTGTTGCAGACCCCGACAACGGCGGCGGCAATTTGCTTGCACGTTCCAATGGCATCGCAGTCCGCAACGGCTTAGCAGAGTTAGCTACTTTTGACGATGGCGGCGTTGCTTTTTACGACGGCAATGGAAGTGCTACTGAGAATGTCCTTGCAAGCTTCGGAGATGCGGGGTTGCGCATCGGGAGAGTTGGACATACAAATATCAAAGTAGCCCCTACGAGCGTGACAATGACCGCACCCGACGGCTCTGTAGCGCTTAAAGCACTTTTTGAGTTAATTACTACAACAGGCGGGGCGCGTGAATACGGTGTGCGCATAACAGACGAGCACAACATGTCAACCATAATAATTCGTCCTGTAGCAAGCGGCGGAGCGTTTACCGATGAGCTGGCATACTCGTCCGAAATGAATACTTTTAATTGGCACACATCTGGCGCGAGCCTTGCAATTGGCGCGGACAGTTTGGTTGCGAGCGTTGGAACAAATACCATAGCTTTCACCTCTGCGGGAGACATTAAGACTAACGGACAGCCGCCGATATATTACGAAGACGTATCGGTAACAGTCAGCTTTGCGGCTGGAACAATCGGAACGCGCGGTGCGGCAGTCTCATGTGGTGGAAGTGCAAAAACGGGATATTCATTTGTTGGGGCTTTTGTTTTGGATCACCAGAACACGACGACCTTTAACGTCGCGATTGTCCGAAACGCAAGCAATAACATCGTTTATTTGCTTGCTTATCGCGCAAGTGGCAACGCGGTAACAGATGCAAGCGTTACCGTTCGCAAGGTGTGGGCACGTAAGGAGGTTATCGCATGAATGATTCTAATGTGATTATAGCGGCGCATTTGTGTGTATATCGGGCCATAGGCAACGCGGTAACGGACGCGGAAGTCACAGTTAGCAAGGTCTGGCTCAAGACAGGAGGCGCATAATGAGCGAATTGAATATTATTACAGCAAACCTTGCGCACGGAAAGCAATTCGTAACGGCGAGCCGCTACATGGAAGATTATGGGCAAATCCTCAAGATTGAGGGCATTGACTTGCCGTCAGTCTATCAGGTGGACTTTTCTAACAACCTGATGCGCGGCACGTCTATAACAGTGCTTGGAAATGCTGACGGCGTAGCAATTCCAGACGAATACATCAGCACGGGGCGCGATGTGTACGCGTTTTTGTATCTCACGGGTGATATGTGGGGGCGCACGATCGCAACGATCAGAATCCCCAACAAGACACGCCCGACGCGCACGGACGCAATTCCGACACCTACGCAACAGAGCATTATCGACCAAACAATCGCCGCCCTTAATGATGCTGTAGAGTCCACTGCGGCGGATGCGGAGCAGACAGCAAGCGACGCGGCACGGGCGGAAGCGGCAAGGGCAGCGTCGGAGAGTGCGGCGGAGAGTGCGGAGGCGAGCGCGAGTGCGGCGGCACAGTCCGAGGCTAACGCGGGGCAGTCCGCAAGCACAGCGAGTGCGGCGGCAACGTCAGCAAGTGCGAGTGCGGCAAGTGCCTATGCAGATGCGGAACGTGCGGAACAGGCGGCAAGCACTGCGGGATACCTCGATGTTGAAATCGTAGACGGGCGGCTCATTTATACACGGACGGACGCTGTTGACGTGGATTTTTCGCTTAATAACGGGCGGCTTATCATGGAGGCAATATGAGTACAGTTGTAAAAGATTTAGGGGCGGTAAGCGCTTATGCGTATGCCGTCGAAAAAGGATATACGGGGACTGAGGCGGAATTTGCCGAACTGATGGCGGATTATGCGGAAGTTGGACAGAGGGCAGAGGACGCCGCTGACAGTGCCTTAGAGTCCAAGACAGCCGCCCAGACTGCGGCAACCACAGCGACCAACAAGGCAAGCGAGGCAACCACGGCGGCAACAACCGCAACGACCAAAGCGGCGGAAGCACAGGCAGACGCTGATGCGGCGGCTCTCGATGCAAGTCAGGCGTTGAGTGCGGCATCTACGGCAACCACTAAAGCCACAGAAGCGACCACAGCGGCGGCAACTGCGGTGAGTGCTAAGGATGATGCAGTCAGTGCGAATACAGCCGCACAGAGCGCAAAAACAGCCGCTCAGACGGCGCAGACAGGCGCAGAGACAGCGGCGGCAAGTGTAGAAGCAAGTGCGGCGCAGATTGCCACAAATGCCAGTGATATTAGTCAGTTAAAGAGCGGATTAACTGCCAAAGCGGACGCCATCGGCAACTATCCCGAACTCGCAGTGGGAACGGCAGAGCAGATTGATTCCGACACGGTTGTCTCAGAGGATGTGGCCCCTTACCAGTTCAGGCAGAGCATAAGCGGCGCGTCTAACAGAGCTTACGATAAGATCGTGGGTGGAAGTTTGGCGGTGAATCAGCTTGTAAATAATGGAAATTTTGAAACAGCAAATGGCTGGTATATTGGTTCATCTGCGCCAACAGTCGCTGATAATATTGCATCTTTTACAGCGACTTCTGATGGTGCTTTGAATTTAACGCTCTCGAGGATAATAAACGCCGTTGCCGGTCACAAAGTATTGGCATGTGCGTCTGTTTGGGGTGACAATTCTAACCAATATCGTTTCAGATTCCCGTTTATTTCGGGTGCGGTCAATACTATTGCTAATGCGTGGACACAAATCACAAAAATTGGAGTGGTTGATACAGGGCAAACGCAGATTGGAATCCAGTGTAATTCAATCAATCAAGCGAATTATAAATGGAAGAATGTAATGTTCATCGACCTCACCCTTGCCCTCACCCCCACCATCGCGGACTACGTCTACAGCTTAGAGATGTCCACAGCAGGCGCAGGCGTGGCGTGGCTGAAGGCGCATTTCCCTCGCATCTTTAATGCAGGATATATCCCTTATAACGCAGGCACTTTGGAGCATGTGAGCGGACTGAGTGCGCATAAGATGGTTGGGTTTAACCAGTGGGATGAGGAATGGGAAAACGGATATTTTGATGCAAGCGGTAATCCTGTTAGCAGTTCTTCGCTGATTCGGTCAAAAAATTTTATACCTGTACTTCCGAATACAGTTTATTACTTTAAATGTAGTAGTGGACAGTACAGAATATGCTATTATGATACGAACAAAAACTTTATATCTCGTAGCGACCCGCCGAAAAACTCCAATACCACATTTACGACATTAAGCAATGCTTACTATATAAAATTCCATATTGACGGTACTACATACAACAATAATATTTGCATCAACCTCTCGTGGGACGGCGAGCGTGACGGCGAATACGAGCCTTACGAAGCGCACTCTTACCCGCTGGATGATTCCCTCGAACTCCGTGGCCTGCCGAAGCTGGACGCAGACAACAATCTCTATTACGACGGCGATGTGTACGAGAGCACGGGCAAGGTGACGAGGAAGTATGGAATCATTGATCTTGGGACGCTGACGTGGACATACGTTTCCGTAACAGGACATATCCGATTCTTCGGAAACATTCCATCAGCAGACCGTTATGCTCGTATCGGAACAATAAACTGCGTTTGTCCAAAATATGAAACACAGGCATATGCCGATGTCTTTAATAATAATAAGACAGGAATAGCTATCCATACGGATGGTACGCAGATTGCGATTTACGATCCTAATTACACCGATGCCGCCACCTTCAAAGCGGCCATGAGCGGAGTGTATCTCGTCTATGAGTTAGCCACTCCCACAACGGAATCCGCCCAGCCCTTCACAAACCCGCAGGTAGTAGACGCAAGCGGCACGGAAGAGTACGTGACTGACAGCGTTGTTCCCGTTGGACACGTGACGAAGTACGTCGAGAACCTCAAGGCCAAACTTGAGAGCGCACCCGCATCTCCCGCCGAGGATGGAGACTACATCGTAAGACAGACCGACGGAGTAAACGAGTATGTTCCGCTTGACTCTGCACCGGCTATTACGGCCAAAGCGGACGTGACGGACCTTCTCAAGGCTTTCCCTACGGACACAGCGAGCGGATCAATCGCATCGTTCTCCGACGGCGCAGAACTTCCACTCAAGAGCCTGACGGTGGATATTGAGCCGATTCAGGATCTGCATGGATATGATAATCCTTGGCCCGCTGGGGGTGGGAAGAATCTGTTTGACAAGTCTGCAGTAACATCGGGCGCATACATCGGAGCAGACGGCACAATTACACCAACGCAAGGATGGTGCGTCTCTGATTACATTGCGGTTTCAAACGGAGATTATGTTGCTTCGGGCTATTCGCTCGGTGGAAGTGGTGTATATCTTGCTGTATATGATGCGGATAAGAACTATGTGAGATCTGTGGCAATGCCTACGGGCACAGGAAACAGTACAAATGTGACCATAGCTACCGGAGAGTCTTATGTGAGGATGAGCGTAAGAACTGTTCAAAACGAGAAAGATACTGCACAGCTCGAAAAAGGCTCCACCGCAACGGACTATGCCCCTTACTCCAACATCTGCCCCATCAGCGGACACACGCAGGCGGTGGTGACGAGGACGGGGATTAATGTTTGGGATGAAGAGTGGAGAAATGGATTATATGACGGTAACAATGGGGCATTTGTTTCAATTGCAAGCTATGTAGCAAACAAGAACGCTATAGGAATCCTCCCAAGTACAACATATTACTTCCACATAAGTCCGACAACGTCCATAGGCCGTGATTTGTTTTTCTATGATGGCGATGGCAATTACATAAGCAAGACATCATATTATTCAAATGCCGTATTTACAACTCCGAGTAATGCGCATTATATGAATTTCAATCTCGGTGCGGCTTATGGCACAACCTACAACCACGACATCGGCATCAACTATCCCTCGACCGACCACGATTATCACCCGTACAACGGTCAGAGCATCAACATCTCCCTCGGTCAGACCGTCTACGGCGGAAAGCTTGATGTGACTAAAGGAGAGTTGACGGTGGATAACATCTGCATAAATCCATCAGATTTTACTATATCGAGAGCGTCCGGAAATGGCACAACAACAACGGTATTGATTAGAGGTATAACTCAAGGTAAAGCATTAACAGCAATTTCTAACAGGTTTAGCGAACATATTCCGTCAGACACCGCAGGCAGAATGGCACAGCTTGCTACGGAAATATATGCGATATTGCTTACGGCAGATTTAACGAGTGATACTAACGAAGGCGTGCGTGATTGGTTTAGTAACAATCCAACTCAGATTTGCTACGAACTTGCCACTCCCCTCACGGTGCAACTCACTCCCCACGAAGTAACCGCATTGCTTGGCTCTAACAATATCTGGGCAGACAGCGGAGACAGCGAGGTGACATACAGAGCAGACCCCACGCTTTATATCCAGCGCCTCACCGAACCCGATGCGGATATGGTGGCAGATGCTAACATCACGAGCGGTCAGTATTTCATGGTGGGTAACACCCTCTACAAAGCAACCGCAAACATCGCAAGCGGTGCGACCATTTCGCCCAATGTCAACTGCACAAGGAAATCCTTGTCCGAAGCACTCAACGAACTCAACGCTTAATAGGAGATAAAGCCATGTATGAATTTTTTATTGTCAGAGTAACCAACAGAGTAGACGGCACGTTTGGAAACAGCGTCAAGGGATACAAGACCGAAGCTGAAGCTATCAAGGAATTTTTCAGACAGGCGGCTCAGGCGGTCGATACTACACATCTGACAGACTCCGTGACCATGCTGACCAAAGAGGGCTTTGAAGTGCGTCACGAGGTATTTCTGCATGACGCTCCTGCTCCCGAAGTGGTGGAAGAGCCTGTTGCGGAATAAGTCGGCAATAGCACACATTAACTGACATTTTAAACTACCAACATGGGGCGCTCTAGGGCGCTCCTTTTCATTTTAAGAGGAATAAACAAATGCAAGCATATATCGAGGTACTTCAGAATTTCCGC